AGTACTGCCCTCCGAAGGCAGGGGTTGCTGGTTCGATCCCAGCCGGGCGCACCACTTGCTGTGCCTTCGCATCAGCGGCACCGCCCATCACCCCCGACACAGTCATCACTACCGTAGCTGCGACAGCGCCGGCGTGCCTTAGCACAACTGCACTCTTCGTCTGCTTTTTCCGAGCAGCTTCGGCCGCGAGGATCTGGAATGCTTCCGCCTCTCCAATTCCTGCCTCATGCGCCAGGCGCAGAGCGTCGTCGTAATCGGGTAGGCGGTCGCCTCGGGCGTAGCGGTTGAGCGTGGTCTGTTGCATGCCCAAGTCCTTGGCGGCTTGGTTCACGCTTCGGCCATGCAGTGCCATTTCAATCAATTCACGGTAACTCATAGCTATCCCCTATTTGCGCGCCTAGGCCGAATGGCCTAACCTTCGGTCCTAATTAGGCCGATTGGCCTAAGGTCGATTGGCCTTAAGCCGAACGGAATCATAGTTCGTAAACCGCAAGGGGTAAACGAATGGCGCAAGCAGGGTTGTTTCTAGCTGTTGCAGCGGGCGTGGGTGCAGCCGCCGCTGTGGGTGCGTGGGTGGGGCTGTGGATCGCTACCGGCATGGATCGCTACCGGCATCGCCTCGGCCATCGTGGACGTCCGGAGGGGTGCGTGATGGCGAAGAGTCTCGGTCCTGTTCTGGATGCGGTTGTCGACATGGAGACGGGCGAGATTCTCGTCTCGCCTATTGCTGGCGCTGTTGCGGCTGCGCTTGCGTCGGCCCCGGGTTCTTCCCCCCGTCCTGTAACACGGGGGGAACTTGAACTTGCCGAGGGTATCGATTGTTTTAAAACAAAGATCGACTGGCTGCACGCTTCGTGGGAAATGAAGGGCGCGGAAGGGGACCCGGTGTGGGTGCGCGACATGATTTTCTGCGACGGTTTCCGCTTCATGCGGCAAGAGGGCAAGGGGCTGTTCGGCTTCGCAGAGTCCGAGGACGTGCTGTATCAGGTCGGCGGCGAGTGGCAGCGCGTCGCGGTGCTGGCATGGGGCGGCAGAGAGCGGCAAGCCAACATGGCTTTCCTGCAGGTCACTGGCACGGGCTGCAACGCGCTCAAGCTCAACGAGGATCGCCTCGACCGGGAGAATCTGCGCATCGTGCTGCAGTCGGTACAGGCCACCATCACGCGACTGGATATTGCGTTCGACACCGAAGCGCTCGGCGTGATGGATTGCTGGGACGCCTACCAAGCGGGGATGTTTCAGCGCCAGTCGTCGCGGCCTAGCTACGATCAGGCAGGCGACTGGCTGGAGCATCAGGGCAGGGGGCGCACGCTCTATATCGGCAAGGCCAAGAACGGCAAGCTGATTCGCTGTTACGAGAAGGGCAAGCAGCTTGGCGATCCTGAGTCGCCGTGGCTGCGCATGGAAGTGCAGTGGGGAAATCGGGACCGAGTGATTCCTTATGACGCGCTGGTCGATACCGATGCGTACTTCGTCGGTGCTGCGCCTTTTTTCTCCACTGTCTTGGCTACCGTCCCGCGCATGGTCAAGACGATTGCTAAGGGCGCGGCCATCGTGGCGGAAAAGCTGGCGGACTGCGGGCGGGATGCCTACGGGCGCTTCATCAATCAGCTTGTGCTGGCGAAATTCACTGCAGAGCAAATCATTTCTTTGCTTCGGCGCGAGGGCGCACCGAAGCGCATGGTGCCGTTCGTCCTGAAGGGCGCTGGCACGTTCTTTCCGGGTAGTTATTTCCAGGGGGTTACATCATGAGTCAAGCAGTCGAATCGGGTACGTGCCAAGCGATCATCGCGGGCCGTGTGGAAGAGGTAACGGCGCTGGAGAACGGCGGCTTTGACACGGCCATTGCGCTGCCTGCGGAGGATGAATTCTCGTCCCCTGGCTTCGTGCACGTGTACTCGGAAAAGCGCATCGGCCAAAAAGGCGAGATGGTGCGTCAGGTGGTGAAGGTGTCGGGCTTCCGCCAGCGCATCCAAGGCAAGCAGGGCATGTGGATCAAGTACACCAACGTGCTGCGGGCAGTGCAGTAACACCAGTTTCTTCCTGCTCGGCCTGAACAACCGGGCGGGTTTTCCAACCCTCACATAAGGGGTCAATCATGTTCAAGTTCGGTAAGAAGGCAAAGCTCTCGGCTCTGGCCGCCCTGTCGCTGGCTGCTGGTCAAGCAATGGCAACGGTGCCGCCCGAGGTGTCCTCGGCCATGTCGGACGGCAAGGCAGACGCGCTGACGGTCGCTGGTCTGGGTCTGGTGATCATCATCGCGATCGCGGCTTTCAAGTACATGCGCAAGGGCGTCTGAGCGATGGCCGGGGCGCTACTCGGTGCGATGTGCTACGCCTCGCCAGATGCGGCGGCGGACGCGTACTACAGCGGGGCAGCGCCCTCGCAGACTCCGGGAGGTACGTCGTACCTCTCGGCGTTTGTCAAAGACGCGGGCGTGTGGAAGTTGCGGCGGTATCAGGTCAATAGTGCTGGGGAGGTTGCGACGCTGACGGATGCGGTATTGCCAACCATGACGTTTCCGGCGTGCGACCCGCTGGAGAATTTCAAGGACGGCATGACGGTCGGTTGGGGCGTGGTGGCGGCGATGGTGCTTGCGTGGGGTGTGACGGTGCTTCGTAGGGGACTGTGATGGAGTGGTTTGTGTACGTGATCTTCGCGACGATGCGTGCCGGTGGTCAGCGCAAGTTTGAAGTCAACGCTCCGAGTTCGGAGTCGGCTATCGAAGGCATCCGTTGTTTGCTGAGCGGGCAGGGTGCCGAGCAGCCGATTGATATCACCGTGGCCTCTTCGAGGCCGATGTGGGGGAAGCATGTTAGCCACTGATTTCTGGCTGTGGGTCGGGTTTCTACTGCCGGTGCTCCCGGCAGTAATCATTTTGAAAACCCTGTAGGGAATAACCGTGACGTGTCACGATAAATAGGAGGGCGTATGCGGTTCCTGCTGCTGGTAGGCTGACCACGCAGGTGGCGGGCAAGGCGGTGACGGTGCCTGCAACGTGGCGCATGGCTTCGAACGCGGGGCAGATTGCGGTGGGCGCCCTGCGCATCAATCCTGCGGGTCTCGCCACCTCCGTGGTGCTGTCCTGGGCGGCGCAGTACGGCTTGCAGAAGTGTGCGACGGGGGCCTGGGACTGGTGCCATACCTCGCAGCCTGCGCAGACCCCGACCGAGGGCTGGGACTGGTTCACCACCGGGCTTCAGATGCATGCTTCCAGCATCGAGGACGCCGCTGTCAAGGTCATGCCGTTGTACAGCGCGAAGAGCTACGTGGTGGATGAAAGCTCTAGCACCACCTTCGTGATTGGGCTGTTTAACGCGAACGGCAACCGTATCACTGGGGTGCGCTTCAACAAGCAACCCGGGTGTGCCTCCGGCTATGTGTTGCAGGCGAACGGCACCTGCTTGAAGCCGGCGCAGACCCTTCCTGCAGTGGATGCTGATTGGCAGGCGGCGGCCTCGGCGATGACTGATGCGCTGGCGATGGAAATCATGAAGGGTAACGTGTCGTTGCCGCTCGATTCGCCCATGGTCGACACTAAGCGGCAAATCGTTCCGCTGTCGAATCCGTACTACGACCCGGTCACCGGCAAGACCTTCCAGGACGTGGGCTATGTGACGCCCAACAGTGATGGCAAGACAGCGGATTTGCAGGTAGCCAAGCAGGAGGTGGACCCGGCCACAGGGGAGCCGGCGAAGGACGCTTCCGGGGTGGCAGCGCAGCCGCAGAAGGCGGATGACCCGTGCTTGGGGCACGAGAAGTGGCTCGGGTGCATGGAGCTTGGTGACGTGCCGACCGGTCCCGACCTCGGCAAGAACAGCAAGACGATTTCGATCACGCCTGATGGCGGCTGGGGTGCCGACACGATGGCGTGTCCGGCAGACCTGACCACCACGCTTCGCAACGGCGGTACCACGGTCGCTTACTCGTTCAAGCCAGCTTGCGATGGGGCTGATATGTTCCGGCCCATCATCATCGGGATGGCTTGGGTTGGTGCAGTACTGATCGCGCTCGGTGTCGGGCGGAAGGGGGACTAATGGGCGCGTTTCTGATGGCATTGGCTGGGCCTCTTGCACGTCAGGTGCTGGTGGCGCTCGGCATTGGACTGATCACGTATCTAGGGCTTGATCTCGCGGTGTCGGCGGCGCTATCGGCTGCGAAAAGCAGTCTCGGCGGAATGCCTGCCAGCGCGGCGGCGATCTTGGCGCGGGGCGGGATTTTCACGGCAATGTCCATCCTCGCGGGTGGGGTCACAGCACGCGTGTCGATGATGACGATGAAGAAACTCGGGGTGACAGGATGAGTGCAGGCACGCAACCCATTACGCTGATCACGGCGACACCGGGCGGGGGCAAGACCGCCTTGGCGGTGCAGTTGATGCAGGAGGCGGTGGCGAAGGGGCGTCCGCTCTTCCAGCTTGGGATTCCTGAGCTCAAGTTGCCCTACATTCCCACGCCGCCTATCTCGGATTGGACCGAGATGCGGATCGACCCGGAGGATCCGGACAAGAACGAGCTTCCGTACTTCACCTTCCCCGAGAATGCGCTGATCGTGCTGGATGAAGCTCAGCGGATTTTCCGGGTGCGGTCGAATGGGGCCAAGGTGCCGGACCATGTGGCGGCGTTCGAGACGGTGCGGCATACCGGGGTTACGTTCTTGCTGATGACGCAGAATCCGACCTTTCTGGATTCGCACATTCGCAAGCTGGTGGGGCAGCATATCCATCTGCGTGATGTGGGCCTGCTCGGTCGGTGGTACTACGAATGGCCGGAGTGCGGCAATCCTGATTCGTTTGCTACTGCGCCGATCAAAAAGAAGTGGGCGTTGCCCAAAGCCAGCTTTGGCCTGTACAAGTCGGCGAGCTTGCACATCAAGCGCAAGTACACCTTGCCGCCGGTGATGGTGATGTTCATCGTCATGCTGCTGATTGGCGTTGTCGCCATCTGGCGCGTCTATGGTTCGATTTCCGCCAAGGTGCATCCAGAGGCAGCGTCAGCACAGATCGAGGCCGCCAAGGGGCCGTCTGGTCCGTCTGGTGGGCCTTCTGTGCCGCCACCTGTGAAGCCAAGCACGGTCGCGGACGGTGGCGAGTATCTTGCGTCGTTCACGCCCTTGGTGCCGGGTCGTCCGGAGTCGGCCCCGGCCTATGCTGATTTGCGCCAGGTGAAGGCGATGCCGCGGGTCGTCGGCGGGGCCTGCAACAAGCGGGGCTGCAAGTGCTACAACCAGCAGGGCCGCGATGCGGGGCTGGATGAGATGCAGTGCCGGGATTGGCTTCGCAATCCGCCGTTCGATCCGTACAAAGAAGAGGAGAGCGCTGGGGGCAGCGACGTGCGACCCGTAGCGGAGCGAGGGGCGGGCGGCGCTGTTCCCGGTGCTTGAGGAGGATGCGGAGGGTAGAGGGCGGTTGACCGGGTGAAGCCCATTGCAATTAGCGTGACTTGTCACGATAATTAAGACTCCTGATTGGGGGGGGCGATGAAAGACACGGATGACAAGGTGACGGCTGAACTCGTGGACCTGCCGAAGCGCGGGCGGGGTCGGCCTTCGACGGGGCAGGCGATGACGGCAGCGGAGCGCAAGGCTGCGCAACGGGCGCGGGCTGGCTTGGTGCCGGTCACGGTTGAACTTCCGGTTGAGCTGGTGGATGCGTTGAACGATTACCTGCGGTACAAGGACATGACGAAGAACGAGGTATTCGCCAAGCTGCTTCGCACGCAACTGCTGAGGAAACGTTGATGAAAGACCCGCTCGCTGTGATCGCGCTCGTTTGGGTGGGCGTCTGTATGGTCATCTATCTGCACAACCATCTTTGACGCTTGCGGGGCCGCTGTAGCCCCTCTTCCATGCAAGCCGGGCCGAAGGCCTATTCCCACGGAGGTCGTGACCTGCGGGCGTTGCTCTGAGAGCCTGTAGCGTCCTTGCGTTCAGATCGGTTCTACAGGCGCATTCCCATTGCTAACTTTGCGGCAAGGTAGAGCAGCATTGCGCACCATCCAAGAAAGACAACCTTAATCGACCAGTGCCAGCCGGAACCCGGTAGATCTGGTGGATTCACGAGAGGCTTAGCGGGCTTTGATGTGGCGGCCCTGCGTGTTTTCTCTCCGCGAAACTCTCGGGGATTGTAGATGGCGCGCTTGGCAGCGTCTTCGCTGGTCTTGGTTTGCTTGTTATAACGCTCGCGCCACCAGTCCCGGTCGTAGATTCCCATGATCGTTCCTCTTTTCGAGGCATTCTAGCGGTCTTTTGTTTCGCTACAATCGATTCAAAAACACAAGGTGTCGGGTCGATGATTTTCGAGGATGTAGTTGGGATTTATCTGTCGGGGTCGAATCACCGCAGCAAACAGCGGGATCATTATTCGCTACAGCGGTTACAACCCTACTTCGGGGGTAGATCGGTTGCCGATCTGCGTCGCGTAGATGTGCGGTCGTATATCGCTCTTAGGCAATCCGAGGGGGTGAAGGAATCCACCATCGGGCGTGAGTTGCGCTTTTTCTCTGCTGCCATTAATTTCGTTCGTCTGGAGCACGATAGGCCTGAGTTGGCCAACCCGGTGCAACGCTTGGGCCTTGACTCTTCCGAGGGGCGTGTTCGATGGATAACGCGGGATGAGGCGACTAGCCTTGTGGATGCTGCGGAATTGCACGCGAGGAGGCCTCATCTGCCGTGTTTCATTCGGCTCGCATTGAACACTGGGGCGCGCAAGTCGGAGCTGCTCAAGTTGACGTGGTCGAGGGTCGACAGGGATCGTCGTTTTTTCTTGCTGGAGGCTGGAGATACC